CGTAAATCGAAACGTGAGCGGTTGTTCATACCAATATAAGTATTTGAATTTCAATACACAAACACACAGGATAATACTCACGACAAAAAAAACAATAATATAATGAAAGAAAAACGGTGGAAACGCCACCTGCAACGCTGAATCATTCATTATATTACAAGGATAAAAGTGATACCGGCGATCTACGCGATCTACGCGATCTACGCGACCTTCTTTAATATATAAAGATACTGATATTCGTTTAACACATGAACCAAATCTACCTGCCCCGTTACGGTAAATCCGACCTCTTTTGCGATTTCCAACATCTCTCGATTCGTTGGCATATAATAGGTGTGAATATTCTCTCGAACTTTACCGGTTTTATCGTCGGTGATCTTCTCGACAAACTTCCCAACATTCTTCTCACCGGTGTTTCGATTCTGGCTTCCTTTTGCGGCGGCGTTCTTAGTTGGTGGTGGTGGCGTAAAATCTGATTTGTATTGAAAACTACGGAACTTTACGAGAGAATTCGTGATGCGTTCTTTTGCGTAGGTTTGAGGCGAGACGATGAACAAAGGTTTTCCACCAGGAACGATGGGGTCGAAATGATTGCGATCGACGAGGTGAATAATCAAGTAACCTTCCGGTTTCAACCACTGATAACAATTGCGAAAGAATGCGCGCTTGTCCTTCACGTAATACACCGTAAAGTAAAAACATGTAAGCACATTAAACTCTTCTTCACTAAATAACATCGGCTTCATAAAATCACCCTTTATGAAATTACACGATGGATATAAATCTCTCGCGGTCTGAAGCATCGCCTCAGATTTATCACAACCGACGACATTTATAACGCCTTTCTTTTTCAATTCATGAACATGATGTCCCGGTCCACAACCAATATCACAAATCTTGAAATTCTTCTTATCATTATCTGAACCCGAGAGCGCACCCGTAATATGAATAATTTCATCGGCTTCGGCTTCGATTTTATTTGGTTGAATAAAGAGCTCGTCATAAATATCCGCATAAAAATTGTCGAATATTGTATCGTTTTCATATACCTTGTATTTTTCTCGCTGTTCAAACCCTTCGACGTGAAACGATAAATCGCGCTTAATGAAACAGAATATCATAAGTAAAATGAACAAGAATGTTAAGATTTCCCATCGTGTGATCGAACGAATATATGCCGAAAATGATGTATAGAATGCCGCCATTACTAGTATTTCGTTACAAAATATATTATCGTTATTCTCGCGCAAAAAAAAACGGGTAAGATACTAATACGACGATACGTATCTTCGCGTCTTTTCGATAGATGTCCGATCCAAATGAAATAAATGATATACGAAGCGAATCAGACTTTCGCGGAATAACCTTTTCGTCATACAAAAAAACGGATGTGCGCAAAGAACTCATAAATAGTTTATCCAGCTCTAAAATTGAACCTGCCTGTTATTGGAGTGCGGAACTCGTATGTTCCGGTCATTATCTTGAATTATGGGATATTATTATTACATTTATGAGTAAATATATTCATTTAGCAAATCCTAAACTACCTCTTTATATTGAAATGAGGTATGAGAGTTTCAAGTCGATTATATCCAACGGGTATGCTGGAAATGAACTTCGCCTACGAAATCATTCCAAGATGCGGTCGCTTTTCGCTGAAATCGTATGTGTTCTCGTAAATTCAAAACGGCAACATAAATACGATAGCGTGAAAATAAAGAAAAAGGAAGAATACGATATTGCCACGATGTCGCAGCGTCTGAAAGCACCGCGGGTGGATTATGCGCAGGAGTTTTTTCGAGAGAGAGATCCGAAAGAGATATTCATCGCGATGAACGAATTCGCTTATCACATCTCTCGTGATTCTAAAAACACACTTTTAGCATGTTACTGGGTAGAATGGATTGTCGAGTTTGAAACGATTTGTAAAGCGAAGAAGGAGACGTGTCGTTGCGAGAGACGGTCGCATATACCCGTCGACGATAAACTACAGTTCGACCCGATTTGGATGATATGGGATATGATTATTGCGCGAAGTGCCGATGCTGAAGAACATTCACCACTCACACAGAAGATTATAAGTAGTCTTTTACGATTATATTGTATTCGGTTCACCCCAGGTGTTCGAAAAAAACGGCGCTATCTCATTTATTTTGCGATATCACTTTTAACCGCTGAATATGATAGTAAAATTGAGATGATACATGATCGTATCGTAATAGAAACCGCAGTTGCGAATATCAACTCCGTGTATAAACAAATCAAACAGCATGAAATTAGCCCGGATACCGACTATTTATTCTCATCCGCTGGTTACGCTGGCGATAAAAACGGAGATTTAGAACGCACAATCAAGCGTTTAGAAGCGTTGAACTCGATGAACACGATCGTCCGGAAAAGAGACGACGATTCATCGCAACAATCTAACGCTGCTAAAAGTTATAGTCCATATGAGTAGTATTTTATGTCTATATCTACTATATCTAGAGTATATATAGACCGAATGTCACTTCCAACATTTAAATTTACGAAACTTGGCGAAGCTACAAATAATGAAAGCGTGAATAGCGGTTTGTCTGCTGCTTATAAAATGTCAAAGTCAGGGTTAACGAGTATAAAAGAGAAAGCACAAGATACCTTTCGAGAGATGAAAATGCCCGAAATATCTCTCGAGACATCCGATTCAAATACCAGCACCATCTCATCTGACGATGATGGGTTCTTTTCATTTTCATTTTGGACATTCATAAAATTGCTTATTGTTGGCGTGATCGTCTGGTTTATGTGGAGTAGTTTGTCGACGAATGGTGATTTTCATTTAGGAATGGGTGAGTTAGGAGATAAGATAAAGACATTTTTCAAAACGATGGAAGAGAAAGGACGTGAAATCATCTCTCGAACCACCAATATCGAACTTCCAGTAAGTGGCGGTGGCCACGACAGCGACAGCGACAGCGACAGCGACAGCAACAGCGAAGACAACGATGGCCAACAACCGAAGCAGAAAGTGAAATCTATTTCAAAGACACCACATCGCCCACCTGCGCCACCTGACGCAACAAACAGCAGCGATAAAAGACCTGGGTTTCTAACAGACGATAACAAATATACATTTTTAGATAAAGCTGACCGCAACTATTCGGGACCTTCACCTCGCGCGGATGATAGCACGAGTGTTACACAAAAACATCAAAGTGGGAAAGGTGGCTACTGTTATATCGGTGAAGACCGCGGGTTTCGTAGTTGTGTCCGTGTAGAAGCAAGTGATAAATGTATGTCTGGAGAGGTATATTCGCGACAGGATATTTGTATTGATCCAACGTTGAGAGAATAATGTTCATCATAACAAACGATTATAATGATAAATACCTTATTTCTGGAGTATATGAATAAGGTTCACTTATTTGCTGTTGCCCGTCCTGATAGATGAGAGTGATTGTTATAGAATATTGTGTGCCGACAATAATGATTTCAGAACCAGAAATCAACGAAGGAATACGAATTTTATGTTCACCCGAACCGGATATCGGCTGATTGTCACTATTTGTAATCGTTTCATAGGTGGCATTTAGTCCATTTACTCTCAATTTAACAATCGGATTCGCGACTTGCCATTGCGTGTTGATCGAAAATGTCATTTCTGCGTAAGATAATCCAGCTGGTGTATAATAACCTTGAATATCAAATATTAACGCCTTTACGGTGTTCGGATAGACCGTCAAAAATACACGGGAACTTTCATTACTAGTAAGATAACCATTATAGGTTTCCATGACAATAGAATATGATCCGGGGATTATATAATTGTTATTCAATATGCCTATATCCGCACTATAAGATGTTCTAGTATCTGTAGAACTTATGTTATATGGATAAGTAAGACCAGAACCGATCGACGACGGTGGTGTAATCGTAATATTATAGTATTTTATAGCTGTTCCGCCTGTATCGGGTTTGTTCCACGTAACATTAATGTAATTACGCGAAACATCTCTCCATGTAGGCGGTAATAACCCATACCTTGATGTAATCTTTATATTTGTAGGAACACCCGGTTTCGTTAATGTTCTCGCTGTAATAATTGCGGATTCTGGTCCAACACCAATACTATTGATCGGTTCAATTTTTATTTGATACCTATTTTCATTAAATAAGTTACGCAATACATAACGACGAGATTGACTTTCCACAGTCGACATGATAATATTCGATGTTGTGAGTGTTTCTTTTGTCCATGTAGTATCGGGAACTTTTCTGTAATATAAATTATACATGGTAATAGGGGGTCCGTTATAAGATGAAATGGTTCCAGCCGCATTCGCCGCACCACTCGCACTTGTTCCTGCGGCACCGCCAATACTTCCAGTATTTACAGGATCTGTCCATTTTAAATCTACCATCAGATTTTGTCGTTCATCCGGTGTATTCGTAAAGCCGAAATTATTTATAATCGACGGAACCGATGATGTTTTTAATGTGATTGTCGCCGGAACACTCGATAAGCCGCGTTCATTCCCCGAAAATACCGACAAATAATAGACTGTATTATCAAGAATATCTTCGATAACCCCGGGTATTTTTTGAAAAATAACCGAATTTCCATTAATTTCGCCGCTATTCCTGTTAAATCTCGGGGGTGGCGCTCCTGCGACCGGCTTGTAAGGAAATACGCTGGTATAAGGTTTCCATGTTTTATTATTTGTAGAATATGTAATGACATAACCGGTAATAGGTAAGCCGCCATTTGAATCCGGCGCATCCCATGTAAGTGTAATCGTCTTATTCACATTATCATAATTACTAATACGCAGATTCGTTGGTTCGGTTAAAATCGTGGTTGGTATATTGTACGTGATTTGAAGACCAGCTTCATATTGATATGTTCGTTTATAATTGTATAAATTGATAGAGGGGTCATAACATAATACACGTTCAGGTCCAGGCACGCCACATGCGCTTGTAAGACCGCATAATATGCGATTATTCGCGACCGTAGGCGGGCAAATCAACGCAAATGGACTCGCTGCATCGGTTGTATATCTTGCCGAATTTCCTATATTCCGCATGAGCTCACCGCGAGCTGCTTTCGCATATTTTTGCGTTTTTGTGAGTCCACCCACATTTTTATTATATTTCAAGATTTCAGCTTTGCGACGCATATCATACACTTCGTCGACTTGACTTACCGTAAGCGGCTTACCAGTTATACTATCAACCATGTTTGAAGACCGACATTCCGGCTTGAACCGTGTCCAAAACTGACGATTATATGGATTTGAATAAAAAAGATTCGTATTACAATTAATAATCGAGGGTGTGATTTCGAACACATTTACGTTGAATGTTGCGACCTTCTGGTTGAAATTTGTCGTCGCGGCTTGTGTTACGGTGATCGTAGATGTCCCAGAACCATATACAAACGCGGTATATACGGTGCTAGTGCCGGTTCCCGATACGCGCAATTTGACTATATTTTCATTTGATGAACTAAACGTGATGATTCCGTTGACTTCTTTATTGTTGGATTCTGGTGGAGTTAAAATAAACGAACCTTCAGACGTCATTTTATTTAGATCAGGTAGTTTATAGATAGTTGCTGAATCGCCGGTATTTATTTCCGGTATTTGAGTCACGAACGTTGGTGTCGATTTTTTGATGATAAGCTTGATTGTATTTGTATAACCGGTCATATCACCGATTCGTTGATTCGACCTTTTATACACCGGCGTTTCCTCTTGAAGAAATTTAATCGATATGGGATTCAATAGTGTGAGGGTTGTTTGTGTGCTTTTTTTGAATGTAATACGATTCCCGCTAATTTGTATGTATTCACCACTTACATCGAATGTCCTCGGTAATGTAAGATTTAAATAATACTGAATGTCACCATAATCATAATCTCCAGTTTGTATATTTTCACGTGTCGTTCTCGCGAAATCCGGAAAATTCAGATCGATACTACCATCAAGCCACTCTCGCACTATATTTCCATTACTATCTGGTATCGAATTGGTTTTACTTTGTCCGAGCCCCGTGAACGGTGTATTTAATCGAATATCTGTTTCACCTTTTGTTATGGTAAGAGGGACAAAAATACTTTTTTCTAGAAATACATCTACGTTGTTGATCGTTTTTTTGGCTTGTTTCATTTCCATACGTATGGTGGTCGAGGATTGGCCATATCGAAATCCACCAGAATTGTCATAGACACCGTTAATGAGTAGAGCGTTGCGATAAGCAAGACGAATATTTTCTCCACCAGGGTTTTTATATAAACCATTTGGATTTGGCGTATTTGCTGGATCACCCGACGATTGTGGAATTACATAATAGTCTCGGTCCAAACGTTCAACTGATATAGCGTAATTATTTGATGGAAATGAAAATAGAATAGGTGTATCGGCGTAATTATTGTTGGAAGTTATGTTAATAAGTGGTATGAAACCGATAAGCGTGTTTCTTTTTTCAATAATAGAAGCGGGGACATCTGTATCCCGTGGACCGACACCGGGTAATGTGCTTGGATATGTGAATGTCCCCGGTAAAAGTTTAAAAGTAGTTGTATAGTTCAAGGAATAAACATTATACCGGTGATTATAATCTCCTATAAAATAGACATCACCTGTTGGCGTATCTTGTTGTAATGATGGTGTCCATATTGGAACAACCGCCGACATATATTATATTTTTTTACACCAGTATTGCTGATATGTCCATGTAAAAAAATATTATCTCATATACCAACTGTTTGATAAATAAGAGCCTAGATTCTTGGTAGATTCTGTGCCTCCTGACGAGGAGACCATCTTCATATTTGGACCTTCATCTACGATGCTCTTGATCTTATTGGAACCAATCGAATAATTAAAATATTGTATGGTTGATATATATCCACTAAACCTATTACTCGCCTTGCTTTCACCGATGTTTACTTTGCCGTAATTTTGTAATGGAATACCTGCGGTCTTACGACGCTGAGCAAGACGCCCATTAATATATAAATCAATCACGTTGTTTGTTACACGAATGATCGCATTCACCCACTTCTTCATCGGAATATCCGTTGCGATAAGTTGTTCATTCAGGTTTTTCTTTCTATCTGCTTCGTTATCGCTCTTACCGTTTACATCTACGAGAGCAAGTAAAGATACATTTACACCTTTATCGGTGCGGTCCGGGTTTGTCTCAGTTATAGATTCTGTAAAACGAATGTAAAGCCCTGGCGCGTTATTCGGGTAGTATATTCCATCAGATCCTTTTGTTCCTTCACCTCCTTTGCTAAAGATTCTGGAATATTTATCCCTTACAAGTGGAACTTGATTAATATAAAACCACGTGGACCATGTATATTCTAAACCACCATCTTCATTCATCGATCGTGAGATAAACACCGAGTCTTTGTTGGATGGATCCTGTGAAATAGTCATCGCCATATCCTCCGTATTTGCGGTTCCATCAAGAACGAAAGGCGACATCGACGGAAGCATCAAATACGACAATCCGATAATAGACAATTTTACAGCTACTGAAAATACGATAAATACCATCAATATGAATGCGAATTTCGCAACAAGACTATTGGACTCCATGAATTCACGCAAACCAAAACCACCACCGCTGCTTCCGCTGATGCTACCACTCGATGATAATCCAGCATCACTCGGCTTCGAAAAGCTAGATGTTAATCCTTTAAAAAATCCACCGCTGCCACTATCGCCGTTGGTTTCACTCATTATTATATATTTCTTACTAATATAATCGAATAAAAAAACAATCTATATAAACCAATAGATTGTTTTTATAATGAAGTCGAAAAATAGTCACAAGATCGTCATTACGTCAATACCTACACATACATAATGAATTAGGTGCTAACACTTGCTTGTTCCTGATTATCCACGATGAAGCTTAACTTCACCTTATATTTATTGAGAAGGTCGCTCCATGGACTTCCACCAAAACCTTGAGAATAAATATCCCACGCTTCTTGTGGTGCAATAGATGCGGCTTTAAGTTTCACATTCGTAATAAAACCAACATCTGCGGTTGTAACCGCGGTGGAATCATCACCTAAAACAATACTTTGGGTTGATTGAAGAAGTGAACCTTGATTTACAACGCATGATTTTACAAGCTTTCCATCGACATAAACATCCATAGCAGACCCGTTGAAACTTATAATAAGATTCACCCATTTCTGAAGCGGAAACTCTGCGATTTCACAGTCATATTGCGTATCAGTCGCGCCGGACTTTGGGAAAATTTGTATTGTATTCGTATTTGCCTTTAACTGTACTTTAAATATGGTGGAACCTGCGGCACCAGACCCATCTTTATGAAAACTTACGATATTCGCACCATTCACCCACTTTTTAATGTAAAACCAAATCGATATTGCGCTATTTGCTTTGAAACTACTCGGTAAATTTGATCCCTGAAGCGTCGTTTTATTTCCCCATTTCTGCATCGTACCTAAAGTTGTATAGGTTGTCGTCAACGCTTTAAAAATGACATATAACAACAATAGAATAATAACGATTGCTAAAACTAATTTTGAATTCATAGTCTTCGTATAATTATTATATATATTATTTACTTAGAATATACTGTTGTTGTTCCAGCTTCCTTTATTTCATCCTCGATCGTTGACATTCCGATCATCGGAGGATTCTGAGATCTCAACATCTTATATGTCCAACGCATTTGTTCCTTCGTAAGTGGTAGTTTATGAAATGCGAAGTTACAAATGGAACCATTCAACCCCTTATTGTCGTTTGTATCACCGACCGTAATCGGTTTCATGGAAATATCTGGCATAATAAAATCACTTCGCACCAATAGTTTATTGTTCATGAAAAAATCCATCGTTTTTCCGTTGTAATTCACGACGAAGTAATTCCATCTTTGAAGAGGGACAGCCACATCAAGATCTTCGTCATTATCCACCAACATTCTGATTTGATTTTGTTTATTTTTTGATTTCCCTTTGATAATCGTATTGTAATTTGAACGTGAATTGTATATCAGCGTTTCGGATGGTGTTGGATTACCGGACATATCTAATGTTTTACACCACAATTTCAACTCTGTTGTTGTTTTGTTATAGGTCATTCTTGGAACACCACCGAAATCAAATATCTCTAAATCATTATTTGATGAAGCCACCGCATTATTTAATAAGAACCATCCCGAAATAGAATAATTGTAACGCTTTTTCTCTTCAACTGGACAGTTGGCGGCTTTATCTTCGGGGGATCGGTCAATACCTGTATTATGGTAAATGAAAATTTGTGGACTCTGTGTATTCAAATTGGTATCATACTTCTGTTTCAACGATACAGGAGCGTGTACGATTTGAGACGCGGATGCTCCGATATAGTTCAATAGGTAAGGTCCACCATATAAGATCGCAATCAGAAGTAACTCGATTGCGACGATAATCCATATCGGTCGTGTAGTATCGCCTACAACAGATTGTGATGACTGAAGCATATCCAAGAATAAACAAGGAATGAAAATGATTCCCAACCACAATAACTTCAGCAATTTCAACCCGATCGCAGATTTTGTAAGATGGAATATGAACATCGCCAAAATAAGCACGACCATTACGCTATGTTGTTTATAATACGCAAGTGCGCACAATATAATAAAAAATACGGTATTGATGATAAAGCGGACGTTGCTGAATAAATCCGCCACGGAGGAGGGTTTGCTTTTGCTTTCTGTTCCTCCGATCGTTTTCCCCGGATTTAATGTGTCAATAAATTCTAGGCCATAATGAAAGAATAAGATGACGATACCTAATACGGTCATTCCAGTAACTGACATACGATTTTTATCATCTTTGTCGCGGTCATAGATCCAGACGATCACCATTAAGATAACATATACAATATGTGTAGCACCAAACGCGAGTTGGCGAAGTGGCTTTTGTTCGTCTTCTGTTTTCATGTCATCGAATAAGTAATTTTCGGGCGTTTTGTTATTATTGGCGGTCTTGAATTTCTCTCGAAGCGTCGAAACTAGACCGGCTACCGCAACGATTGCGATGAGAACATAGATTGTTTGTGCTGTGGGTGAATTCAAATTCGCCATGATACCGCCAGATGCGACTGTCTCTGTGCCACCACCCTTATTCATGAAGTCGGCATCAATCTTATAGACATAATATACGATCGCAAGGATGAGAATGACGAATGATATTGTGAGTAATAAGACCTTGATGAGCTTCCCGATTGCGCTTACTTTGGCTTCGCTTATTCCGGTGGGTTCGGCTGGGCTAGTGGAAGCGGAGGCAGCGGAGGCAGCGGCGGCGGCAGAAGCGGCGCCTTGATGAACCGATGTAACACTAGCTGGTGTGGGCGGATTATTGTCTGTGGGAAACATACGAAGGTCGATATCGCCAGCATTCCAGTTCCAGAATTTCAATTTGTCAAGTTCTTCGTTGCGTTTATGGATGAATTCTTGAATACCCGATAATGACGCGATACTGTATATACCTGTGCGGAACAATACGACCAACAACCATGGAACTAGATATACGATTGTCAATAACTGTCGCAGCCATCTTTTAACCCAAAACTCCTTTTCGAAATCTTCATGCACGCCATCTGAGAAGATATGATAACCGGTTGGTATTGCGCAAATCGCGAGAAGGACGACGAATGCGATCGCCCACCCCCAATTCTCTGGAATAACAGGTAAAGACGCACCACTCTTCGCCTCCTCTGCCGGTTTTATTCTAACCAAATAATCCCACCACCACGAGAGACCAAACACGAATACAGCGATAAACACCAATACACCAATCCAGCCGCCTCGCGTCGTGTTCGTGTCATTTTGCTTGAACTGCCACACCTGAACTGATTCTGCAAATTTCAGCATCGAATCAAGACCACCCACGTTCATTTCTTTCACTATCGGAAGCAATAAAATCGCACATAATGAAAGACCGACAATAACAACAATAAAAAAAGTGTCGATGAGTTCTTTTACACGTGGAAACATATCGCCTGAGAAAGTACCGGCGATCCAATCACTTGTTTTTGGCGAAGTGGTGACACGCGTAAAAAGTACACTCACCCACAAGATGATGAGAATCACCGATGTGAAGGGAATCAGCGAAAACCATTGGGCGAAACGCACTTCTGTTTTTGAAGCACTACTCTTCTTTTCATCAATCGCCGTGAATATTTTATCCCAGTCGGTTGAAAGCATCTTATCAGCTTTCAACTTCTTTTTTACATCTTCATTAATTTGTTTAGATTTCATAAACATTTTACGGTAGACATGAACAATGATAAAGAACACAATAATAAGAATGGATAAAAATGAGCTTACACCGACAACCGCTTTTACTGGTGATTTTGTTTGGTTGGACATGTTTTGAAGTCGTTCTTTGATTGCTTTATCTACTGCTGCCTCAAATTCTCCCGTATTGGCAAACGCATTTGGCGATTTCTTCTGAACTTCCTTTATTGCCTCTTGTCTCAACCGCTGATAATAAACACTATCCTTGTCGGCCATGATTGTATCCACGGATTTATCTGCCTCTTGATCCACAACACCCCATGAAATCAAAACAAAAATCAAAAACGCGATCGGCAAAAACCAGAACGCACGATTGAATACTTTCAACTTTTCTGTTTGTCCGAATAATATCAAGCAAAATACGATACCGATAATGATGTAAATGATACCATGGACTAAAAATGCTTTATCCTCGTATGTCGAACCTTTTTCCTTTTGTTCGGATGATTTTTCAAACCCGGGGCCACCCAGACTTTTAGATAAAAATAACCCGCCAGGCATAAAAATGACCGCTAGAATCAACGCGGCTACCATGACCATCGGTTTCATATCCGTTAATTTCCCTTCACTTACCAAACTCCATAAACAATACCCAATTGCGATAAACACCGCGATTTGGAAAAATAAGCCGGTTCCTAACATCGCGTCGGCACTCGTATTTGCGATATTTGTTTTATATTCATCTGACGCAAACTTATCATCTTTTAATTTACTACCTAAGTCACTCTTCATTTCGCTTCCGCGCACAACCAAAGGAATGCCGGCGATAATGAAGATTATAAATAGAGGTATGTTTGATGGTGTGAAGTTTTGAACGAAAGGAATTTTATCGGCGATCACCGGAATGTATTTGAACGCGATCAGTAAAAAATAGAGAAATCCCGCAATTAATAACAGAGATCCAACAGTAATGAGATCTGATGATGGGTCATAATCGCTGCTTCGACCAGACACATGAATGCTCGAAAATCCTAGCGCGATACCAAGGCCGAAAACTACGAAGGCGATGCCATAATAAAGTGGGCTGATGTTTGAAAAATCGATAGTGTCGGAAAGTTTTGGCATAAATGCGGGAGGGGTGCTACTATTTTCGAGTTCAAGCATCTTTGATGGGGATAAATAATGAATAAACGAAACATAGACGAATGCGATGATGAGTGTCGTGAAGACATGCCAATTATGTTCTAGTAGGTTGGATGAAACCATGCTAATAAATACGATTAGAACGAGAATAATAATCGGGAGATAATCCAGCAACTTTTTGATATGGAACGCTTCTTGGATCGTATCAACTACATTTGATTCTTTTTTACCTTCTGGACTGTCTAATTTATTTATCGTTGCGGCTGCGGCCGTGGTTGCTGCTAATATTACACTAACGGGGGGGTGGGACATTTATTTCTTTATATCCTCCTTATACGAACAACACCCAGTTATTATTATAGGATATAAAAATGTGATGGTCACTACGATATTACAAAAACGACATCGCGGTCTTTTTTCCGTGACAGTCGCGGCATAAAGCGACTAAATTATCGATATGATTGGAACCGCCATGTTCTAAGGCGATAACATGATCGACCTCGAACCAAGCGGGGAGCTGGCGCTGACAATCACCGCATTTCCAGCCTTGTTGTGCTGCGACATACTTTTTCTTTGTTTCACTTACGCTACGCTTGCTAGAGTTTTTGCCGGAGTTGAGCAACCGTCTTTCAGCGGGGGTTCCGCCGGGGGTTCCGCCCCCCCACCACCGCCGGGGGATTTGTTGCGCG